GCATTGAGTCTATCAAAATGCACCCGGTTGCAACTCAGCTGATACTAGAACGTGGCTACAATGCCTTTGATGAAACTAAAGAAGAACTAGAAATCCAGTTTGAAACCGAAGTGATTGGTGACGCGGGCATTCCCGTAACCATACCAATCAAAGCGAAAATAGACCGGATTCTGATTTCTCATGAGCATAAAGCCATTACTCTAGTTGACCTCAAAACGACTGCGAAACCTATCGGGCGCTTTGACGAAACGCTGAGTATGTATAAATACTACAGGCAGCTTGCTTGGTATAAGTGGTGTCTTGAAGAAGCGTACCCCGAATACACAGTCTCTGAAGTATACATTGTCGCCGTACAAACCAACAAGGAGTACCCCAGCGATGTATTCAAAATCGATGACACGTGGCTCAGAGTTGGTTCTAAAGAGATTGATGATCTACTTGGACGCATTGCTTTCCACATGTCTAATAACAACTGGGGTAACTCAATGGAAATCCAAAATGGATGTATTCACAGTCTAGTATACAATGGGCCAGAAGACATATGAAAACGTAGTAGGACCCCAATGGGCAGAACAACTAAATGCAGAGTTCAATGCTGACTATATGAATAAGCTGCAAAGCACAATTAACGCAGCGTATACATATGGAACGGTGTACCCATCAAGGAGTAATATTTTCAGAGCCTACAAGAAAACAGACCTCAACGAAGTCAAAGTTCTAATACTTGGACAAGACCCGTATCACAACGGTGTAGCTACCGGACTTGCATTCGATGTAGGTGACAGCCCTAAGATCAACCCGTCCTTACGTAATATCCAAAAGGAAATAAAAGGAACGGTTGGCAGGCTGAAAAAGGATAACGGTAACCTCGAACATTGGGCTGATCAAGGTGTGTTCCTCTTAAATACAGTTTTGACTGTAGATAAAGGAGCAGCTAACTCCCATAAAGGTTGGGGATGGGAAAGATTTATTGACGCTACGTTACGAGCATTAGCCGAGCGTGAGTCTGATATACCCCTAGTTATTATGCTATGGGGCAAACAAGCCCAAGCATATAGCCCTTACTTTCATAACCCTAAACACCTTGTACTTACTGCACCTCATCCAGCTGCAGAGGTATATGCAGGAGGAAATGCAGGCTTCTTTGGATGTCAGCACTTCTCGAAGTGTAACAACTTTTTATCACAGCATAAGGTATCCCCTATAGAGTGGTAAAGGGTTAGGCCGGGTGGTGGAATTGGTAGACACGACAGACTTAAAATCTGTTGCACCGAATGGAGCGTGCGGGTTCGAGTCCCGCCCCGGCTACTTACAAACCTTATACAAATGAGTAATACCTATAACGGTCACGCTAACTACGAAACTTGGTTAGCACACTTGTATGAAATTCCGGAAGCAATAGCTCAAGAATACATAGAAGCAGATAAGAAACCTGATCTAGAAGAGTTAGAGACCTTCTGTTTAGACTGGTTCGAAGAGTACTATGACTGTCATGTACAGATTGCTACACTACCTTTGCTTATGCAAGACATACTATCAGCTGCAGTTACAGATATTGATTGGCGAGAAGTTGCAGAAACTGTTAAAGATATGCTTGTAGAAAGACTCTTAAAAAAGGAAGAAATCGAGCATGGCAATTAAACACTACGAACATTTGAAGATTGATGTCGCAGAATTCTGTAGCATCAACGACATACCATTCTTAGAAGGCAACATTATAAAGTATGTGTGCCGCTGGAAACAGAAGAACGGTCTTGACGATTTGCAAAAAGCAAAGCACTACATTGAGATGCTCATCAAATTCAATTGCGACTATGAAAGTCAAAGTGTCAACCAGAGTCGTACTACTAATCGGCAAGTACGCAATCAAATTCCCGGTATCAAAACGGGGATGGATGCAGGGGTGCAATGAAAAATACCTCTGGAAAAAATACCCACGTAATACTTGGCTTGTTCCTATCCTCTGGGAATGGAACGGCATTGTGTGTCAGCGCCGAGTAAAACCTCTAGATAAAACTGTAACGCGACGTAAGTTAGAATACACACGGTTGCAGGTTATCAAACAGGTGCCTGAATTAGAGGTATACAATTGTGACCTGCATAACCGGGAAAACTGGGGAACTTATAATAACAAGATTGTGCTGCTGGATTATGGCATTAGTCCAGATGTAGCAAATATGTACAAGGCATAATCTTATGCGCCTGTAGCTCAGTTGGTTAGAGCAGTGGACTCATAATCCATTGGTCGTAGGTTCAAGTCCTACCAGGCGCACGACTGGAAAAGTTCTAGTCAGATTCACAACTCTAATTTTTAACTGTTTAGAGTTTCATTCAACAAGGGGGCTTTACAACGGTAAGGCCCCCTATTTGAATTTCTAAGAAATAGTATATATTCGATACGGATTTATCTATATTTGTCTATGGCCCGGATCAAAGAAGTAGTTAAGCTCTACAGACCTAGCGTATCTCGACCAGGAGTTCACGCTAAAACCAAAACATCAAGCAACAAGCAGTCAAAGAATTACAAGAAGAAATACCGTGGACAGGGCCGGTAAACTCTTCTATTTATGAAAGACTTGCTTGCTGAGATTGGAATCAACGTTGGTATAAGCGTTGCCGGATTATTCGGCTCTTTATTAATGCTTGGTAAGAAAGCGGCTATCAATTTGAAAGTCACTTTCTTTTCTCTCATTACCGGCGTTGCATCTGCCAATTACATCACTCCTATCGTTATTGACTTGACTGGTTTTGACAGGCAGTACGAACTATCTATTGGATTTATACTAGGCTTTTTAGGCTTAAAAGGAGTTGAGTTATTCAGCAATCGGCTCTTCCCAGACTCGCGTAGCTATGATGACTCTGACAACGATTAATGCGATTTGCAATATCGCTATTTGTGTAAGCATTACTGCTTTTATGGTGTTTGCCTTTGGGCGCAACAGCCTACTTTACAAGTTACCAGATTGGGAACGCATCATGGTAAAGACTGGGCTAGCCGGTATTAGCGCCGGCTCTTTATTTAATTTTCTAACACTCTCGACTCCAGCGTGGACAGAGGTCATGTTGAATGTAGGACTTGCGGTGACATTCATTTGGGCTGCAATATTTCACTACCTACATTTCATACATGTTGCAAACAAGAAAAACAAAAACCGGGACTAAGCTTATTGCGTTTCTTTTCCTTGGGTTATACGGCAACGCGCAGGATTCTTGCGCAGTCTTTGAAGGTCAGCCGCCAGCAGACATAAATATGATGGGCTTGTTTATGGATCCTCCGTCATGGGAGACCATTAACTATGTCGTACACATCCATCATACTGATAGCTTCCCTAATAGCTATGTTACAGAAGACATTATTTATGATGCACATAACCACCTTAATGAGGAGTTTGAAGAAGCGCTGTTAGAATTTAACCTCGTTGCTATCGAGTATCACGATTTCGACGAGTGGCCTACAGCACCCCAGCTACTTCAACCCACATATACATGTATACCATACAGTGGTTTTGGCTGGTATCAGATTAATGACTACATCAGCCCCTTAGTTTGGGACAGGACTCATTACATGAATGTCCACATATTTCCGCAATTCTGTTCCGGCATACTAGGTTTTGCATGGCTTGCATACACAACAGCCACAGATATGGATGGCGTTTGGGTAAGAACAGATGTTTATGGCAGATATGGCGATCAGCTAACTATGCCTACCCGCATGGAAAACAAAACGCTCATTCACGAGGTAGGACATTACGTAGGTTTGCACCACGTCTTTAATAATGTTGAGTACTGCGGACAAGACCTTGGACCATGTGAAGAAAGTGGCGACGGTGTATGTGACACTCCACCAACTAAAATAAACTGGAGTTGCGAAAATCCAATATGCCCCACTGGTCTGTATAACTACACTCCTAATAACCACATGGATTACTATGTGGATTCTTGTCGAACCAACTTTACAGCTGGACAAATAGAACGAATACATAACGTGCTTCCTGTATTCCGTCCGGGCATTACTGATCCTTTGCCCGAACCGCCCGAACCAGTCTGTGTTGGCGATGTAAGTGGCGACTGGGTAGTAGGTACTAATGACTTACTTCTTTGCCTAGAATACTTCGACGACCTGTACTGGACAGACGGAGACGTAAACGGTGATGGATTCTTCACTGTAACCGACTTCATGGTTGTGCTTTCGCAGTATGGAACAGTTTGTGAAGGAGCAGAACTAGACCCTTTTTATAGAGAGGAACAAATTCAAATACCTGCCGGTACGGAATTCGACAATATCCGACAACGAATCAAAGAGATTCTTGACCGCCAATGATGTAACCTAGCACTATACATAATCGTAAGAAGATTAAATGCTTGACATATATTTAGTTATATGCACTAGCTATCTATCTAATAATCGGTTCTTTATACATTTCGTATATCCTGATTCTAATCTTCTTACTGATGGCTACATCTTCTCCCTCTCGCTACCACCAGGTAGTGAAAGCTGTTGTATCAAAAGACTTTAGGTTTATGCACATAGATGCCGGCATGAGCGATAATGGCATACAACGCATACTTACCGAAACGTCTGAAGATGATGTTGCACATTGTTACTTGTACCCAGTTATCGATAACATTGTACGGCAAGAGTTCAATGACTTAAAAGACATTGCTCTTACCATACACATTACTTGGGTTTAAGTATTCATCTCCCTATCGAGGTTATTTGCTAAACGCTGTACTGCGCCAAGATGTGGGATGAGCTTACTACCGTGGTGCCACATTCGTGACTTGCCTGCATATACTCCGGTTTCAATTGTAGGATCACCCTGTACCGATTGTACCGTAGCTTCCATAAACTTCTCAGCATCTGCGGCTGTACCAATAACAGCAAGGAAATCTCCTTGAGTCATCTCTAAGAAAGCACCTGGACTACCAAACAATGACAGGTCATTCTCTACACGATCAGCAACATTCAACCCAAAGTTCAGCAAACGCAAGCTGTCTTCATCGTCCTCATCATCTTTCAGTGCTCGTAACAATGCTATCATAATTGCTACTTGCATATACTGGCGTAAGCTGGCAGCAAACTTTCGGATATTTTCCTGGTCTACTGCACTAATCTCTTCGGACAACGTATCCATATTTTTCGTGCGTACCCATGCCGGTAACAACAGCGGCATCATACTCTTGAAATTCCTACGCCACTCATTGCTGAACATAGTTATATAGGTGCCTTTTACTTGACGGTCTAAGTATGGGTCATACTTTTCCGTTTCGAATCGGCTCGCTACAGCTTCAGGTAACCAACTACGGAACTGCATCAACAGCGGACCAAGAAGTGTCTTCTTGATAGCTATCGGGCTATTTGGGTCGTAGTTACCGTGGATGCGTTTATTGATCTGGTCAATTTTATTCATCAACGCTGTATGCTTTTCTTCACCCGGACGGTAACCATCAATATCAATGACGCCATCCTCACCCATCAACTCCCATAGATTCTTACCATCTATTTCAGTTGCCAGCAATACAGACAAAGTTGCTTGACCGTATACAAAGTATTCAGAACTACGCTGAATTTCATACATCCGCAACTTGTTAAAGCCCAGACGATTAGCTTGATTAATTCCGCTTTCACCGGCCTGCTTTACAAATTTGCGCACATCATAGCGCATCTCTGTAAAGTCCTTAAGCACGTCAAACAAAATCATAGCATTCTGAATCTTCAATGCTGTACCCGTAGCCCGCTTGCCAACAGACTCCGTCATGTTGTTCAGCGATGAGTTCAGCATAAGCATACTTGCTTTACGGGTATGTTCTTCATTAAAGTCAGCACGACCAGTAGCATGTTTAAATACACTGATAGAACCAAAGATCATGTTTACTATTGCCGCTGGTATATTCCACGCCATTCCCTTTGCCTGGACAAACTGTTGCAAGCCGCGAATCGTCTTGCCAGCACTCATCTGTGGAATCTTAGAGTCAATCAGTTTCTGAATACGCGCTTTATCCTCTTCTGTCTCTGCAAACTCTAATTGCTCTTGTAACGCCGCAACCTCTTCTTTTACTTCTTTAGACCACAACATCTCAGGAGCGGGAGCAGTTGGGTCTACCGTTGATTGATAGCCATAGAAAGTATCTACAACTGTATCGACTACTTTCATTGTGGACTCTAAGCTCGCTTGGTCTCGATAGCCCGGAGCCTGTTCGATACCCAACTTATCCAATACTCTATCAGTAAAGGTGCGCTCACTCTTAACTGATGCATTAGACATTACGGTCTTTGTCATACGTACCTTATCCTCAATAGCATTCTTACTATCGTAGGTAGTCGCCATCATAGCAAACGCCAAGAACGTACGATCCAAATCATAATCCTGCTCATTAGGATCTATCTGTCCCATAAAGTACGTAGGCAGTTCCTGACGCGGTTTTCCAGTTACAGGATCTATCAGTTTATTGACGTCATACTGAGGGTCAATAGTCAACGCTCCACGCAATGAGTCCGGTATACGGCCTACAGCATCTAAGAATCCACCTGGAGTAAACAAGTCGTTTGTCAAACTCTTGGCAATAGCTGGTATAAACAACCCAACTTGTGCAAGGTGCGCATCCCGTGTCATCTTATGGGCAGGCAACATCGCCATCATTTCTTTCATCTGCTGGCGGTAGTCGTTATAAAACTCCAATGCCGCAGGTTCAGATTGAAGCTGGTCAAACCGTGCATCATAATATCCTGTCGCTTTACCCTTTATAGTACGCAAAGGCATGTCTTTCAAATACTGACTGGTTCCGCCCTTGATACCCTTCATCTTGCCCTGCGAACGTAAATATGCATTTGCCGGATCGAACTTACTCAACCATAATTCCTTAGCTGCTGCTGCTCCTTCTGCCTCTAACGTCAAGTCAAAAGTATCAAACTCGCTAATGCGGTGGTCGATAAAGCTTTCTAGCAATGCCTCCTGCTGCCGGATGAACTCCGTAGCACCAGCCTTACCAAACTTATTTTCTAGGTATTGTACATACTTAGGATTGTTCTTCCGTACTACTGACGTACCACTGTAATCAAACAGTGCATTAATATCCATTCGCTCAGTTACACTATTCTTCCAATCAAAGAAAGCTTTTGTATTACCTAGCTCTGCACGCTTACGAGACACTTCCGCAGTATACGCACCACTCAGCATCGTAATGATATTAGGCGTAGGATTGCCATCCGCATCCAACTCTACCATACCATTCCAACCGTGCTCTTTAAAGTAATTGGTTTCCTTAAACTTCTTACTTACATCCATATACCGTTTCGCACGAGTATTAAATGCCGTACGCTGCTTCTGTGCAGCATCACGTACAATCTTATCTAAGAAGTTCAACTCTGCCCGCCCCTGACGGCTAGCATCCATAAACCGTGATGATATCCAACCCACCGACTGCAATTCCTCAAACGTATCAGCATTAACATTAATGCCTTCATTCGTTGCCTCTTCTCGAAGTATGACCCTAGCTTTTTCTAAGTAGTTATCACGCAGCTCAGAAGCTTCACGACGTAACTCAGTAGCTATATCCTTCAGTAACGGGTCTTTGAGTATCTCACGACTACGATCATAAAACTCAACAACTGTATAGATATTCTCAAGTGCACTCAACGCCATATCTATCTGAGGTGCCGTAGGGTCGACACTCTCAATCGTACGACGAGCAAAGTCTAACTCTCGCTGACCAACAGCCAAGAAATAGTCAGGCGTTATCTGTACACTATCATCAACCAGCCTATCCAACTCTTTGCGCTCTTGTACCAATCGTGCCTCTAC